ACCTGATTACGCTCTCAAGGGCTTTGTTGGTGAAAAAGGGATCCGTTGGCAAACACAGAACAAAGATGTGCAAATTGCCGGCCGTGGTACTGTACGCATTGAGGAAAAAGGATTGCTTGATAGCGATACACCTGTAAATCAATGGCATGCTGATTTAATCAAGATCAACAAAGAGCGTTCACTTGCTCGTATGATCATGACATCACCCCACACACCAAAGAGCGATCTTAAGCTGTGGAAACACATGCAAAAGGCTCCACGATTTATGCAACCATTGATCCAAAAGGCTTTCAATGATTCAGCCTCACAGGGCGCAGAATGGATCCCTGATCAATTTGCCGCAAACCTTTATTTTAACATCGAAGAACAAAGCCAATTACCCCGTGTAGTTGCTGACAATCTTCAAAAGCAAGCAGTTGAGAGAAACACAATCCTCATACCTCGCTTGAATCGCGGCGGGCGGCCTTATTTGAAGGGTTCTGTCAACACTGACAACCCCGCACAATACACCGCGTCATCAGTTTCCACCTCACAAAAGAGCATCACAATCAAGGGCCTTGCGTCTCGTTTCATCATTGATGATTCAGCCGCTGAGGATAGCGCGATCGCTGTAATTCCATCATTGCAACGTCAAATTGTTGCGGATCTTAATGATGCAATGGAAGACGCTCTAATCAATGGTGATGATACCGCAACACATCAAGACGCAATTGCTGACTGGAATATACGCGGCCGATGGGGAACGACACCCGCATTAGGCGGATCATCCGATCACCGTAGATTATTCAAGGGTATGCGTAAGCAAGCATTTGACCGCTCATCAACTGCGGATCTGTCAGCGTTGGATTTTGCTAAGTTGCTTGGTCTTAAGGCGCAAATGGGTGAGTTGGCAATGCAAGACGTTGTTATTTTCGCATCGCCTGAGGCTGTACTTGCAAACATTCTTGCACTTAGTGAAGTAAAGACAATTGATGTCTTTGGGCCACAAGCAACCGTTAGAACTGGACAAATTGCCGCAATTATGGGCATGCCGATCATTATGTCTCGTTTCCTCAGTGCTGATCTCAATACTGCGGGTAAGTATGACAATGTGACCAAAACAAAAACAGGCTTGCTTATGGCACACGCGCCATCATGGACAATCTTTGAGCGTCGCGGTATCCTTGTAGAAACCGATCGAAAGATTGATGTAGGGGCTACTGAAATCGTCGCTACAATGCGCGCAAGTTTCGATACACTTGACCTTGATGCAACCAAAAACGTTGCATTTGGTTTTAATATGGCAATCAGCTAAGGAGTAAATCATGGAATATAGAATACATGTACCCGCAAAGCACAGCACAAACTTAACCACAACCACAGTATTGCACTCAATCCCTTGTGATCGTAATGCAACACTCAAAAAGGTTATGATTTCAAGTCGTGCGGGCATTACACACGATGGCACAAATTACAGCCAAATAGCGGTCAAAAAAGGAAGCACAACGCTTGCAGTACGATTGTTTAATGCTGTATCACTTGCCGCGTTGACTAACGAAGAATTAGCCGTGACAAATGGTGATGTAACATCATCAACATGCCTTAATGTTGAATATGATTTTAGTGCATCAGGTTTGGCCGTTGATTGTGATCTTGTGCTTGTCTTTGACACTGCGAGACAATACTAATCATGGCAATGGTTACGGTCACCACACTCAAACAATACCTACCTGAGATCACGGGCAACAATGCCAATACTGATCTTGAGGCGTTGCTTGATCGTGTGGAGGCCGCGACTTGTCGCTATATGGGTTGGCGCAAGCCCAAAAACCTTGCGTCACCTCGTATGTTGGCGGCTACCTATGATTTTTTTTTAGATGGCCCGACATACGAAGATCCTCAAGTTTTACAATTGCCTATGCGCCCCGTACAATCGATCACATCAATACACATTGACATTGATCGACAATATGGATCTGATACGCTTATGGATGCGGGTGATTACGAGCTTGATCAATATGAGGGCCGTGTAATCCTTAAGCCTGTTGTTGCAACTGATATTTTTGAAAGGGGATACAGGGCGATCAAAGTCGTTTGTGAGGCGGGTTTTGCAAATTCAAACCTACCATCAGATCTTGAGCACGGGATCTGTGTATGGGCCTCACAGCTACACCGAAACAAAGCAACACAAGGCAAAGACAGCATCACACAAAGAGCGGCAACAATCTCAATAAGTCCAAAGAGCATGCCACAAGAGATCAAAGAAATCCTTGCGCCTTTTCGTGAATCACGCCAACTTTTATAAGGTGATCCATGAAACAATTAACGCTTGATGAGTTTCAAAATAGAATACAAAAAGGCGAAAAAAAGCTTTTAAAAAACTTGCAAAAGCAACTCAAGATCCTTTCTCTCAAGGCTGAGCGACAAGCCAAACTAAATGCAACGGATTACCCGCGTGTACGCACAGGGCGGCTGAGATCATCGATCACGGGCCTTGTTGATGCAAAGGATGGGCGGCCCCGTGTGCTTTTGCGTGCGGGTGGAAATACATCAGGCGCGCCCGTAAACTATGCGCACTTTGTTGAGTTTGGTACAAAGCGCATGCGCCCGCGTTTGTTCATGGGGCGTGCTGTCAAAAACGTACTCAAGGACGAAACACCAAAAGAATTGCGTAACCTGTTAAAAGTATCACTCAATGAGGGGCGGTAATGGCATCAAGGACACGACAAATAACGGAAAAAATACGGGATCTCATTGCGGTTGATTTTGCATCAGGTGAAAGCGGGATCAATATGAGTAATGCCGTGCAAATTGGGGCAACGATTGAGCCGCCATATTTGCCGTTTGCGTGCGTTTCATTTTCTCAGGCGGCTAGTGAGTACGGGCAATCACTAGGACGATATAGAATCACCAACACGTTTGAAATATACGCATTTGTTGGCGGGGCTGATGTCGAAGAACGTACAGTTAACGCAATGGATTTGGTTGAGGATATGGTTGAGGCTCTTTGTGCAGATCGTCAAATTGGCCTTTCTTCAATCGTCGATGACATAAAATGTGCTTTTCTTGCTGAGGATGGTGATCGGTATGGTATCGAAGGAATAGGGATCGGTTATATTGAGGTGCAAGTGTACAGCCAAAGCGATACGGGGATCTAATCATGACGTGGTTCAACAGTAGTTATAAGCAACGCAAGCCGATCGCAGTTGATGCAAGTGCAACGGGTGACGGTTCGGAGGAAAACAAAGACATTGAGATCGTGATTCCTAACGATTGGGATCTATTTTGGGATAATATACGATCTGATATGTTTGATGTAGTTGTGACCAACAACGCGGGTGATGTATTAACATTCAAGCGCAAAACAGGTGCGGACTATTCGACAAGATCGCTAACTTTGCAAGTCGATGAGGTCAACACAAAAACGCAAGCTGTAAACCGTATTTTTGTGTACTATCAAAACCCAAATCAAACCACAGATCTATCGGCCGATGTGACAATTACAACGCCTTTAAGCGGATTTATTGACTTATCTCGCCCATCGGCTTTGCTTGTATCGCAACCGCTACAAAGACCACCATCAAGTGAGCCACAAACGGCATTTGTAAAAGCCTCAACCGATGAGATTGATGTATATTTTGCAACCGGTGGATTGTTTAATATTAGAGCAAACCCATTTAATGATCGGCTAGGATTAGAGGGCGTGAAATACGTTAATGTTTTGTCTCTTGATTCAAGCGGATCAAATGATGCCGGCCGGTATGATGAGACAAAAACACGGTTTATTGATGGCTTTGTTAGGATACGCACAATAGCCGGCAATAATAATAATGATTACGCTCTTGTATGTAGGATCGTAACTACCAACTTACAACAGATCGATATTAGGTGCTTGATACAGGTACGCGATCAATTACCATCATAGAGGGGGATACAATGCCTTTACAATTTGGCCGATCGGCTTTTATAAAATACGAGCAAGAATCAACATACGGCACAGCGGTAACAACAGCCATATCAAACCGTGTGACATCAGTAACCTTGAGTAGATCACAAGAGCGTGAGCGTACTACACATTTATCTCAAAGTGATGCGGCCTTTGCCGGATCAACATTTGATGCGTTTGAGCAAGCGGGTGGGACAATCGAAATGCCGCTATTCTATAAGGGTATGGGGCAACTCTTAAAGTGTGCGATAGGTGGAACACCCGCAACAACAGGCGCGGGGCCTTACACACATGCTTTTGAGCCTACAACTGTATTGCCTTCATTGACTTTGGAATTCCAAAGAGGTACGGGATCGGTTGAAAAGTTTGAGGGCGTAATGGTTACATCAATGACGATCTCATGTGAGGCCGGTGCTGAGGCAAGCGCATCATTTGAGGTTATTGCAGAGACAGCAAGCACAAGAACAACAGCGATCACGCCTACTTTTGGCAATGGTGCGCAAGTATTCCATCATCAAGCGGGTACATTGTCATACAATAGTAATTCATACACGGTAAGATCCTTTGAGTTTACCGTTGATAACAAACTTGAGCGTGTAAATAATCTAGGATCAAAACTTACAGGACAACCACAAATAAGCGATGTGCGCGAGGTTACGATCACATGTACGCTTGATCTTGAGGATAACAACCTTTACAATTCGCAACTTGCGGGCGATCAAAGTGATGTTGAGCTTGCCTTTACAGCGGGCGCAGATTCGCTGACATTCCTTTTGCGCAATGCAAAGATCACAGAATACAGCGATGATGTAACATCATTTGGACGGATCGAAAGGACAGTAACATTTTTTGGATTGGCTGATCTCAGTGCACCTGAAACCGCTTTTAAGCTTACAATGATTAATGATGCGGCAAATGCTACATCAAACTAATCAATAAACTACAAACCCACACAATAGAGGTGTAATGATGGATAAAAATATCCTTGAGGAGATCATTACATCCGCATCTTTTGAGGTTGATGCCTTTGACGGCTTGATCAAAATAGAGGGGCGGATCTTGTCTCCCAGTGAAGTTGAGGCCGCAGGGCTTGCAAGTGCATTGCTTGCAAGTGCTATTTTTAAGGGCCAATCGAAAGAGCAAATACAAAAAACGCAAGAGATGGCGCAAAAGGTTGAGCGAGGTGAGATTGATGACATTGATGATCTTTTGTCAATGGTCAATCAAATGTCGCCTGATCAACTTGAGCGCATGAGTGAACGTGAGGATCGATTATTGATTCGTTGCGTGCGTAGATGTTCAAAGGATAACGGCGCAACGTGGGAAAACTTGCAACTTGTTAGCGGCATTGATCAGCAAAATGCAAAACAAAATAAGTTGTGGGTTGGTATGCTCAAAACCGAAGATCGAAAATCTATCCTAGATCGTGCCATGAAAGGGCATGAGGAGGCGGCCGCACGGCTTGCGGGGTTTCGTAAGTGATGAGGAGATTGTGCACATGTATGATATAATCGGCCGTACATATGGCGTACTACCTTCGCAGGTTGCGCAATTATCATGGTCAGATCTTTTGATCAATGTGCAATGTGTACGGGCAAGAGGCGACCGGATCAAGCGTATCCTCAAGCAGCGCAAGCGAAAAAAGGATACTATATTCCCTAATATATCAATCATTGATCTTGCGGATATACTATGAGCACAACTGTTGAATACATCTTAGACATTGACAGCAAAGGCGCACAGGCGGGCCTTAAGAAAACTGAGCAAGCCACAAAGCGCACAACAAGGCAAGTCAAAAATTTACGGCAACAAGCAAGAGGCATGAGCGGATCATTTCAAGCAGTTGGAGAAGCCGCAAACTTTATGGCTCCCGAGTTAACGGGGTTGGCTGATGTGGCTGTTATGGGTGCGCGATCATTTCGTGGTTTTGGGCGTGCGCTTGCTAGTGGCAATCCTTTGATTATTGGCTTAACGGTTGCGATCACAGGTGCAATTGCTGCATATGCCTTATTTACAAAAGCAACAAAAGCGGAGGAAGAAAGCCAAAAAGCCTTAAGCAAAGCCATAGACGAAAACACCAAAAAGATCAAGGCAAATCAAGCGGCATACAATACCGCAGAAAATGCGATTTTATCAAGTGCGGGCAAACTCAATGAGTTGCGCATGCAATACGCTGTTTTATCAGGTGACATATCAAAGGCTGAGGCCGCAGAGACAAAGCGGGCCTTTTCAGCTGAGCAAGCCGCTTCAAAACTTGAGACACAATTAGCAAAGCAAATTGAAGCAAAACAACAATCATTAAAAGTTGAACAAGACAATCTCAAGGCAATTGCCAAAAGAATTGCTCATTTGAACACAACAAAAAACTTGATTGATCGCGAAGGAAAAGCAACAAAAAAAGGGGCTGAGGAATACGCAAAACAAGAGAAAACACAAAAAAATATACGTGTTCTTTTGCGTGATATTTCAAATTTGCAAACCGATGGATCAAAGCGAATACAGGCGCAAGCCGATGAGTTTATTAAGCTACAAGATAAGATCTCAAAAGAATCAGAACGACAAAAGCGAATCAATGAGGCGATCGCCCGTGCAAAAGAGCGTCAAACGCAATTACAGGGTATTCTTAACGGCTTGCAATCACAGGCGGCGGGCCTTGCCGATCGGTTGCTTACTGCACAAATGGCACGCATGCAACCCGCTGAGCGAATAAATGCAGAGTACACCAAAGAGTTAGCCAACCTCAATGCAGTTGAACAAAGCATAATCAAGCAATTCAATGAGGCTGAAAAGGTTGCACGCACCAAAAAAGATGCTGTACAATTGGCACAGATTCAGGCCCAAAAAGAGCAAGCACTTGCAAGCGTGCAATCTTTAAGAGTTGAGGCGCAAACATCGAAAGAAAAAAAATTGGCTGACTTAAAAAACAAAAACGCCGCCAAAGAAAAAAAAGATCAAGATCAAATTGATAACAAAGCCAAAAAAGCACTTGCATCACGTTTGGCCGCACTAAAAAAGATTGAATCGATCACAAGTTTAGCAAGTGATGATCAACTTTCTGCACTTGACAAAATCAACAACCTTGAAAAAGAGCGGCTTGCAACGCTCAAGGACATTGCAAAACAGCAAGGAATCAACACACAGGCCGCACAAGATGCCGTCAAAGCCCGTGCAGAGCGTGAGCGGGCCGCATTGAAGCAACAACAGATCGCGGGCGGTGTTGGTGTTGCAACTACTGTGATACAAGCCGCCACAGATCCAAATGCAATGATCAACGCAGTTGGTGCGGCTTTTGGCCCCATTGGATCAGCGGTTGCGGGTGTTGTTGGTGCTTTGTCCGATTTGGGGCAACGGGATCCGGAGGAAATAAAAGCACAATTCAAGGCAACATTTGAGGGCATTGCAATGGGGATCAAGGTGCTTGTACCTTTGCTCATTGAGGCTTTGCCATCAATACTTTTTGAAGCCGCAAAAATGATAGTTGACGCTTTGATACAGTTGCCTTTTGCAATCGTTGCAAGCATTGGGAAATTGATCATGTCTGTTGTCGATGGAATCAAAAACTTCTTTTCAGGTAAGGGATTTTTTCAGGCAATAGGTGAGGCGATCGGCTCAATGTTTGAGCGGCTTGTTGAGCTTATTACCGCACCGTTTGAGGGGCTTTTTGGCGGTTCAAAAATGGGCGGGGGGCGTATGCTATCCGGTCAAGGTGGGCTTAGGTTTACGGGCGCAAATCGTGGCCTTGCAATGTTGCATGAGGGTGAAATGGTTGTACCTAGATCCGGGCAAATGTCTTCAAACGTTGCGCGTGATGTATCGGCACAAATGCGCGGGGGCGGTGGCGTAAACATTACGATCAATAGTGCAATCACAGAACGATCCGCGATTGATTCATTAGTGCGCAAGATTGAGCAAAGATTCGGATCATTTGGCCAAAGTACAAGCACGCTATTTGGGGGCACATAATGGGCAACGCAAAGTTTTTTTATTACCCGCAACCCGATGGGCGGCATTTGGTTGAGATTGATATGCAAGAGTTGATCGCTGAGTTGCAAAGCGATATTTCTCATGATGCGGTTGATGGTATCACGCAAGGCGGGGGCATATTTCGATCCGTTGGGCGCGGTGGTGAGGCTATCACGATACAGCGGGATCGCATGCAGTTAGGGCAAGATTTGTCTGTGCAGTTTGACGCTTTACTCAATCACCTTGACCGTGGCTTTGCATGCTCTTTTGTTACTGATCATGAAAAAGCATGGGCTGCGGCTTTTGCCAATCCTCCACAAGCGGGCGGGTTTACCTTTCAAGTCAAAGATAATCCATTTGTAGATTTTACAGGCTCAAGTACTGTACCCGTTGCCGGTGATTATGTTGTTGTAGAAACGGATAGCCCGCCATATATTCGTGAGGTTCAAAAGATTGAATCAATCAGTGTAACAGCCGCAAGCGGGGGATCTGTTACCTTCACAAAAAGATTAAACTTTGATTACACCGATCGCGTTGTATTCATGCGTTTCTATCGCTTTTGGTACGGCCTCAAGAGGCCACAAGGCGACATAGGAACGCCAATCATAACCAACGAAAACGGGCGGCTTTTCACACTCAATATGCGGCTTGTTGTGGACTATCAAACATACTTTGCAAAACATAATGGTGAGGGTTTTAGCACACCTTTGATCGGTGCATCACCATCAAGCGGGCCGTTGCCTAATACTGACGGCCGTGGTAGTATTGACGGGGTTTCATCGGTATCAAATAATCTTAGTCGCATTGAGGCCGGTGCATTAGGTAGCAAACGCGCTGGATACAGCATTTTGAGCAGTTAAATGGGTTGGAATAGCAATTTTATTGATGCACTATCACAGCCATCGATCACACCGATCTATGAGCTTGAGATCGTACGTAGTACGCGGGGCGTTGGTTCACCGGCTACACTGTTTACTCATCGCGGATCATTACGTGTGACTAGTGCAAGCGTACAGGGTACACAGGTGATCCCGCATCGTTGGTCGGTGTCTTTTGGTGGCTTTGAGGTTGAGCTAGTCGGTGACATTCTTAAGTATTCTCAAAGCCTTATGAGGGGCTGTATTGCGTTTTTATCGGTTGAGTTGCGAGGGGTTACGGGCAAAGAGTTGATCGCAATTGGGCAACTTGATCAAATACGCGGGCAACGTGGTGTTTTTAGGGCAACATTTAAAGACATATTATCAGCATTTCAAAGCCGTATTGATACACGTATTTTGAGCGGTAAAGATTTCTCAAAACTATTTTTTGATACCGATGTTGAAACAACAGTATCAAGCACATGGACAAATGATGCAACCTTACATGTTGCCGATGGATCAGGCTTCACAAAATCATCATCACACAGGGGTTTGTTGTATTGTATACCCACATCAGGCAATCCTTTTTATCTAGGTTGGGATTCATACGATAACAGTACAAAAAGATTTACTTTAAGCAGTACAACGGGCGTACATCCTACATCAGGATCAAGTAGTACTTTACAAGTAGGTGATAAAATAAAAAATGCTGTACGTATCGCGGCCGCACCTCATGCCATATTTGCGCAGATCGTAACCTCAACAGGGGCGGGCACAAATGGATCAAATGATGTCTTACCAAATAGTTACGGCACGGGCGTACCATTGCCACACAGCTTTTTTGATGCGGCCGATGCACAATCAACAAATACATACATCACAAATGCAAGCGGCGGCCCGTATGGATTGGATTTTTCAGCTATTGCCCCCCTTGATACTGGATTGAGATCGATCGCTGATATCTTTTCCACGGTTGGACAGTGGCCCGTAATGCGTCAAAACTCTTTTTCGTGGCGCGGGTGCTTTGATCCAACGGGGCGATTTGGAAGACAGCCTGCAACCGCTGCACACATCACAGATCTTGACATTATCGATCTTGATGATGTTGACTTTTTCGATCCAAATCTCAAAGCAACGTATATGAGATCATCAATGATCTACAATACAAGCGGCTTGAGTACAGTAAGAAGCAACTCATTTACAAAATCATTGCCTACCAACGGATCGATCAATCGTGATTTTGGATTTTATTACAACCCATCATTTGATGAGCAATCAATGGGCCAAGCTGATCGCGATAGGATGGCAATTTGGGATTTCTTTAATTGGTCAAGGATCTCAATGCGTGTACCTCTAAAATTTGCCACATTGTGCGCGGGTGATAAAGTAGAGGTATCAAGCCGCTTTATTGTTGATCCATATACGCAACCGGATCGAACCTATACCCGACGGCCCGCAATGGTTTTGGAAATCGGCTATAATATAAACAATCGTACATGTGATCTTGTGATCGGTGTGCCCCCGCTTTTTTGAGGTATCAATGCGCTATATACCACATGTCAACACACCGCCAAGAATCAATCAATTGCGTACAATGGATTACAAAACATTTGAGGATAAGGACTATGATCTTAACATTGTAGGCATACGATCAAGAAACAGGCGCGCTGATGCATTTGATGATCATTTGTGTGTATACTACAAAGAGGGCGGTTTGTGGGTTGAGGAACGATATAATTGCACCGTCGATGCGGGCGCATACTGGATGCAAAACCCATACAAAGAAGACGGCTGTGCAATCCTCAAAGCGGGCCAATATAGAGGCGTATGGTCTATTGACCTGCACAGGGGTTTATACTCAGGCTTATGCCAAAAAGATAACGCGCCTGTAACTGTGTGGCGTGACTCAAACAAAGACTTGATACAAGACCAAAGAACAAGTGAAACGGGGTATTTTGGTATTAATTGCCA